AGCAGAAATGGATGTACAGAATAAACAAGTATCTGCTCTTTGGGATTTTTGTAACAAGTTAAGAGAAAAGTTTAACGGACACTCATGACTACTTTAGGTATATTTTGGGTCTTATCTATCATTGTATCATATGGTGTAGGTATGTACTTAGGAATGTACTTGTCTAAACCAAAGGTGAAGAAAAAGAATCAAAGAAGAAAAAGAAGGAGACGTTAATAATGTCTGAAGACGACGGCAAAACAGAAGTTGAGTTTGCCGGGGTCAAGTTTCGAGGTGGGAAGATATTCGTTATTATTACAGCATTGAGTACCCTCGGCGGTGGTCTTTATGCAGGCTTCGAGTTCTGGAAAGACTACATGGACATGAAAGAAAAGATAGAGACTTATGTAGCACCAGACCTGTCAGAGTTCGATAAGAAGCTAGCGGTACTGAAAGAGGAGATGACATCTCTCAAGAAAGAGTTAGTTGTATTTGAAAAACTAGAAGCCAACATACAAACAATGGCTGAATCTGCTCGTGATGAAGCGAGAGAAATTAAACGTGATTTGAAACGTGAGATGGACCACATAGAAAAGACAACCGATGATACCGAACGACGAGTCAAGGAAGACAGTCGAGAGTTCAGTAATGCCATCCGTGCTCTTGAGAAGGAAACGGATACACGATTAAAAACTATGGAAAGGGATCTTGACTTGAAGATCAAGAAGGCTCTGAATAATCCACTAAGTGCTATTTCCAAATGATCGATAGTTACGCTGCAGTTCACCGTAACTAATTATGTCGAGCAGATAAAATCTATCCCAAAGTGCAATCTGACGATTATACAGTTTGTGAGCATTTGAGAGGGACTCGTACTTCGCTTTTAGCTTATAGTATGATGTCCCTCTCGAATATTGTATTGCGTGTTCGTTATGAGTCATCTTCATCGAAGTCGGGTAACGGTTCTGGTCCGATGTATTCAGGAATAGGTTTTTTCTTATACTCATCAGGTACCTTTCCCCATCCTACAGTTCTGTCCCATTGACGTTGTGTATACCCTTCTTCACTCATTAACTTGCTGCCCAGCATCCGAATACACGAACCGACCAATATGCAGGATATACTTTCCAAGCAGGTACTCCAGGATCTGCAGCTTTCATACCAAGTAAGAAGATTTTATCGGACAGAGCCCGAGCCTTCTTCCAAGTGCTGTATTTGTATCCTTCCGACTTTTTATATTCGCGGCAGGCAGCATATAGATGATCATGTATTACCGCAGCTCGTGCGACATCCCATGGCGCAAGCAGTGCCCAACATATACGAGGAACTGAAGCAAGGTCCGTTTTCATACCTTTCTTGCAGGTAACACGGCCAGTGTTAGCAACATTTGCACCAATTTCTTGTAGGAGATCAAGATCAACACTGCTGATGCCATGTCCCTCGACAGTAAATGATAGCGCTTTTTCGAGAACCCAAGTCTTTGGCGGAGTAAATTCTGCACTGATCTTTCCGTTAAACTTACACGACATTTTTCTATTCCTCTATTTTTTCTTTGCGATAGCTTGAGCACCAAAGAATGCTGCGACAATACCAGCAACGGCTATGAAGTATACACCTGCCATATCGCCAAGTATCTTAGCTGCTTGTTCAATTCCAAACACAACCGAAAACACAACACAAACTGGATACAATAACATACCAGCAAGAGCATACCAAGCCATGTTTCTCTGTGCATCGGCCTTCTTATCTTCGTTCTCAAGACGCATCATTCTCTCATCCATATCCAATTCCTCATCGGTAACTATACCGTCGCCGTCTAAATCAAGATGAGCGTATTCACTATCTTTTTGTAGTTTCTTCTGAGCCATCACTGTCTCCTTCGTAATACTTTTTATACTGCAAAATAACATTACGATTCAACATGATGTATTTTCTGATCTGAGCAAAGTTGATAGCGAGTTGTTCGTAGCCGCCATCGGTTAATCCGAACAGGACGACATCGTCGCCGCCCTTCTTCAATTTCTCAAACACCTGTTCATAATTATCTTTAGTAATGATTACCCAATCAACTTGACCCATAGGTAACGGTTCAGGCTCATCGAGATTAAGAGGCATTTTCTTAACCTCTCGAGTAAATATTTCCAGTTCCTTTATATTGCTACAAGCACTAGTTACCGTAAGGAACGTAGTTAGGATTAGCAACGTCAGGACATTCTGGATTAATCTGTGATTTCTTAACTGCATTCTTTTCTTTCTCAGTCAAAGGCGAACCCATTGCGATTTCCATACAACGAAGCGCGTTCTTCGTACCTCTATTTATTGCTCGCTGCATCAGTTTTGGTTTCTGCTCAGCAAGGTTTCCAATATCTCTCTTTTCACCCGATGCATTTACTTTATTAAACTTATTTCTCAGATCTTTTATAGAAGCATTCAGTCTCTTTGATAACTCGGCTTGCTCTTTCATAGCAGCACGAATATTATCCATGTCGAGAATCTGCTGAGCAATAACTAATTTTTGCTCTTCTACTGAATTTTCAAGCTTTGCATTGTTTGCTTCACTCGTTGCAAGATCGGCTTTTAACTTATATACGTAGGTCACTCCACCAGCAAGACCTCCTATAACAACCAATGCTAAAAGTAACTTAACATATAACATTAGAACCTATTCCTCCAAAAGTGCGTACCGTAGTAGTGCTCTTTTGTGTACAGTGTTTTTCTATTGTAGCCTTGGTCGACCTTGTAGATCTTCTTTCCATCACCGTCGTATTCCCACACACGCTTATCTGGATCGTGGCTCTGAATAGGACCTGCTTTAATATCATCTTTTTTAATCATCTATCGACCAATCCTTGACTATATCCAACACATTGCCGGTTTTTTTGAAAACTGTCCAACCGTAAAGCTTACCGCGATCGGATATAGAAACTTTGAATACATATTTCTGTTGCATATTACCCATAACATAATGTTTCACAGAGCCTTGAAACTTGTGTCTCGATTCGTCCTTTCTGACTACAACTTCACTCATACCAGTATCAATAAATGTTCTAAATTCTCTTATCTTACTGAGTGCTTTTATTTGAGCACGATTCATTGCATCTCCTAGACGAAGATACTTACCTTGGATAATCTTATCTTTATTTTTAACCCAAGGATCGGCTGCTTCTGTGAATTCTTGAAAGGACTGCATTTTATTACTCGACGTTTCTCATCCTCTCTACAAGCCTTTCAGCCCTTGCGCCAACCTGACGATACCATCGGCTATCTACCATTTCGTCTGCAGCAGCATTCCAATCTTCAGCATCGACACCACGTTTCATACCAGCAAATTTGGACAAACGTGGTCGTCCTAGATTAAACATCATGTTTGCTATGATCTGTTGAACTTCTTCGGGCAGGTTGTGAAAGTTAGAATAAAGGATGGCACAGTCTCGCAAAACTGATGCGACATCATCGTCGAAAGCTTCAATGACTCTATCTTCGCTGACCTCGGTGCCGAGAGGGCTGCCATGCTCAGGGTCAGATTCCCGAACCAAATGACCGATCCCAAAAGTAGGATAACCAAGATGGTCATTATAAATCTCGTACACACATCCTTCATCAATCTTTAACTGCTCCCTAAGTTTTTCTGTATCCATTTTCACGCTCCTTCTTTTTCTTCGCAGCAGCCTTGAGATAGGCTACTCCATTAATGTAACGACCTTTCTTTTTGCGATCGCCAGCACTACCAACTCGATAAGGCATTCTTCTCCAATGTACAGGATCATCACCAGTTCCAGCTACAGCAGAACCGGTTGTGTTTGCTATTTCTTCACATAACTGATTATATTGTTTAAATGAATTCTTTTCGAGAAACTTAATGCCCTTCACTATTTCTTCAAGAACAAGATCTTCATCTTTAAATCCGTCTTCAGTGAGAGTGTGTTTCTTTTCTATCTCTTCCTTGATAAGAAACATAGCTGCAGCAAAGGTTGCGAGTCTGCTACCAAGACCAACCTTTGTCATCAACTTTTTAAGATTTCGTATGAATCGAAAGTAGTAGTTGTCGGCCTTCTTCTGAGCTTTTGTTTCGGCTTTTACTTTTCTACCTGTACTATCACGAAGACGCTCACCCTTCTTATCAATCAATCCTGTCTTGTATGCATCCGTCTTCTCGAAAGGTGTTGCAAGATCCTTGATGATCCTATATAGTACATAGATATCTACGAGATTTGAGGACATTATATTTCCCTAAGTTTAGCAACTATGTGTACATCCATATTTATATCTGTATCATATAGCGTGTTTTTATCAATCCCGATAGGTCCAACTTTGTCTGGCCAATAACCTAGGTATATTAAGAAAGGTTTAAGATATTCTAGATACTCGTAGAGACGGAAGGAAAGCATTCGAGTACAAGCTTGATGTTCAAACACATTGTAAAGAACAATGATATGATTGAGTATCAGCCTTTCTCTCAGCTCCTTTCCGTCTCTGTATTTACTAAACAGCCTCTTTATATATTTTATACGAGCCAAATCATCTTCAAATTCTAATACATCGGCACCAGGATTATCATAAAATTTTGCCGCAAACAACATAAAGTTGGAATCATCAACAGTATCAAACATTCATTATATTCTTTTTTTTATTACGAACTAAAGACGCTTAACGCTACCCTCTTAACTACTGTGTTCGATGTTGCTACATAAATGTACTCGTCATCAACAAAGATTGCTCCTTGTTGACCACCACCTAACTGTGTAGTCGCATTGTTTGAAACAGCTCCTGTGGTCGGCGCTAACTTGATTGCAGTTGCAGATATCTGCGGAGCACGCGTCGATGTAAAATTAAGATTCGACGAGATGACCGTATTACTACCAGCTAATGTAGTATTTGCTGACGTTGTCAAGGTACTGACGGATGTATTTGGTAATGCACCCGCCAGGTTCTTAACCGTAATCTGTTTGCTCACAGGAGTTCCACCCGCATCATCAATGATAAGTAAGAGGTCTGCACTCACAGGAGTCGTCAGACTCGTGAGTTGTGTTACCTTTTTATCAGCCATATCAATAACTCCTTACGATTTATTACGAGTGAGCAGTAATAGTAAGGATAGCGGCGTTTGATACTGCGCCCGTGATCGTTACGTTAGCAGCTTCACTTGAATTAAGACTCTTGATGGTCAAAGTACCACTTACACCATTAGCAATACCTGCCGTTGCAGCCGCGACCTTATATGTGCCAGCATCACCAGAAGTTGGTGTGAAACGGAAGATCATTGTATTATTCGCACCAGTGATGTTAGTATTAGTACGAGCTACACTAGATGCAGTAGCTGTGATCGTTGAGTTACCCGAACCGGTTACCCTTGAGAGGACGACCTTACCGACCTTACTTCCTGCAGCTTCGTTGTATTTAATCGGCTCGTTGAATACGACTCGTACTTGGTGCTCAGCGCCGCCACCGCCAGTTTCCGGTGTAATGCTCGTGACGTCATCATTTGTGCTGTTCGCAAAATAGATCTGAGCGATATCCGGGAAACCGAGATTTGAAGATGGTGCGCCATCCTTGTTACCTGCAGCGACGAGTACTTCATCGATTTGACGTGTAACTGAAGATGCTGTACCACCGTTCATCAGACGGTGCTCACGCCGTACCCAACCTTTATTCGTTGCGATGACGTTGCGCTTTTCTTTCTTTTGATCATGAACGAATGCTTGGTTACCTGCTTTTATACCCGCAGTTGCATTCGAACTATCGTTGCTATTATTTTTTTCTGGACCAAAACCCCAACTAGGCATTTGTTATCTCCTTCGCTTTTCGTTGGTTAATATTCCGAACTACTCGGCATAATATAGACTTTCGATTTTTATTTATCTTCTACCTTTACATCAAGATAGTCGGCCATGCTATCGAGCTTTTCAACAGCTACAGCCACTTTATTTGTCCACCACGTTGGTAATGAGTCGTCGTCACCTAACTTATTCAATTCAGCTCGCATTATCTCGATTGCTTTGCTTGCCTTCTCCACCTTATTCTTCATGGAGGCTACATCAGCATGGCCATCTTCTTTTAAACTTCTGATAACACGAGCATACGACATTATTTGATACCCAATAACTTTTTGCGTTTTGCTTCAGGATCCATATCAGAATCTTTGACTTTGCCTGATGCAAAACTCATTAAGTTCTTTTCCGACTTTGATATAAAGTTGACTACGTTTTGTTTATCCTTTGACTGACGATATTTGTCAATCATCTGTAGAACCTTACGTGCAACTTTATCATTGACCTTCTTTTTCTTACCGTCAGCAAACTCAACATCTTTTTTACCGCGAAGACTGACCGACTTACGAAGTTGCATCTGAATGTTCTCGAGATCGCCATCAGATGTTCCATCCTTACGAGGACGACCACGTTTTTCATTTACATCTTCTCTCATAGCCATCTTAGTTGCAGTTGCATACATAACTTCTTTTGCACGTTTACCATAGCGCTTCTTGAAGCCGGCCATATTCTTCTTTAGAGAAAGAACGATCTCTTCACGTTTCTTCTTTTGAGCATCGGTCATCTCTTTTTCGGAGATCATTACTTCTTACTCTTTTCAGCAACGTTCTTCTGATCATCCATCGATGGTTTCATATCGATGTCGTCTTTCTTCTTCTTTTTCTTTTTATCCTCATCGTCGTCATCATCTTCATCATCGTGCGCAGCTTCCTTCTTCACTTTTTTCTTATCACCATGAGCCATTTCTTTTTTCAGTTTCTTCTTCTTATCGACAGAAGCGTGCATATGCTCTTCAGATTTAGTAACCTTGAGCTCATCGATGGAAACTTTTGCTTCGATACCATGCTCGAACATTACATCGTACCAAGCAACCATACCTTCTTCATCAGGATCGGCGTGCATAGTAGGAATACATTGTCCTTCGCCCCACTCTTCGTGCACAACGTTCTTTGCACAGAGATGTTGACGGTTGGCAGGATTATCTTTGTTATCTTCAAGACCTTCCTTAGCTATAGCCTTTGAGATGGCCTTACGACGCTTATGTAAGAACTTATCGGAATCATCAACGTCACCATCGTTATCGATGTCCTTATCTTTACGATCCTTAAACTTTTTCTTCACGGCTTTTTGATTTACAGGATCCATCTCTTCCTTATGTTCATAAGGACGACCAGACAGAACTGCTCGTACTGCATCCACTAAGCTATCATTTTCGCTATTGCGAAAAGGGTTTATCTTATCCATCTTATCATCCTTTCTAGGAATTATTTTTTATTATTTATATCATTATGAAAGTGTCTTATCACATTTTGAACAGCGACAACTCTTACATACTTCGATCTCTGTTAAGTTTGCTGCGTGAGCCTGTGATTTATCAACGACCTTTCTCAGTGGTACACCACAGTGTGAATCGTGACCGCAGTTATAGCATTTCGTCATAATGTCCACTTTCTCTTATGAGTCTTCTGTTAATTAAATGTTCTTCAGCAATATCTTCTTTTGATTGTCCAAGATATGCAACAGCCATATGATCACGTATCATTATTTCGTGTAGAAAAGCTTGTTTATCCTCGACACCATCGAAAACTTTGAACTTGCCCAGTATGCGACCGAACTTACCTTTTCCGTCTTTTTCAGTGACCAAAGTAGCGGCTGATCCTTTGGGTAAAAATCTCTCCACATAATACTTAGCAAGTAACCCAAACTTCTTCTCCTCTTTATCTCTTGTACGAGATTCTGGTGTATCGATACCAAAACAACGTATGCGCTGCTTACGTAGCCATACACCGAAACCTAGGTCAATATCTACATCGACCGTATCACCATCGACTACGCGTAGTATAGTACATCTATACTCGTACATCAGTTATCAACCTTAGCTCCAGCGCGCCACTGAAAACAACTCCAGTATCTTGCTTTCCATTTCGGTCCTGGGTTATCACAGTTGTGACGGGCTCTGAAGTTCTTACGACGTGCTGGATCGTCCCGCTTGATCTCCATATTTGGATCACCGAATCCGACCTTTACGATATTACCCTTTTCGTTTTTTACGTATACATAGAACTTTTTCTTACCGTCGTTCGAACGCATAGGATCGTTTAACTTTACCTTACGACCTTGATACTCCGCTTCTGATATTACATGGTCGAAGCATGTACATTCCTCGTATTCTTCACCTTTTGCTTTACGCAATGCATCAGCAGTCGGCGCACCCTTTTCGCCTGGCTTACGCATACGTTCGCCGGATCCTCGTTTGATTCTTTCCCTCTTCTTATGTATGTTTGCCCATAAGCTTTCTTTCTGCATCTCTTTCGTTTTCTTTTTCATTGCATTAATGTACTTACGATAGACTGCAGCAGCTCCT